GATGTGCGATGTAATTGAAAGTAGGCTGAGTACCAGCCAGGGCAATGCTGTGTCGAATGTTGGCGGAAAGCTACTCAAGACCAAAGACATGGAATTCCGCAATGGTAAAGTTGATCCCAAAACACAGCAGAAAGTGTTTCTTCTCACTGCATGAAGCTTGTAGCCAAAGACGATGCCCCGAAGCTCATAGAGATGGCGAAGGGGCCGCACTCTAACAGCGCATTCAAAGAGGCGTGCCGCGAGATTCTCAATTCGAAGGTTCCGGGGAATCCTCGCGGCATCACCTTTGCGCAGGGCATTGCCTTAGTTTTGGCAAAGGCCGCTCTCGGCGGGAATATCCCCGCCGCCAAAGAACTAGTGGATAGAGCGGAAGGCAAGGTCACTACATCGGTTGAAGTGCGCGAGACGAAAGTCAAGGACTAGTACCAACATGCGCTCAACTCGCCACCTTAAAGTATTTTCTAGCTTTCGCCATTTTTTCGTTGACAAGATGGTACTGAGCGAGGTAAAAAGTAATTCACGAGCTGGCGCGGCTGCACGCTATTCGGTAGCCCCGGTCAGTTTTTGGACAGGGGGTTGCCTACACAATCCCCTTCCAACCCTTGTAGGAGGGTCAGATGTTCTCCCACAACAAATCAAACTTTCCTACAAGCTGGTTCACGGCCTCGACTCCAGAACCAATCGAGGGTGCAGTGCTTCGGCTGTTCGGATGGGTGTGTTGGCTTCTTTTTGTGAGCGCGGTGCCGTCGCATTGCCGACGATACACAGACAAATTGAGCCAGGTTCGCGTCTGGCAAGCCAATACATCCTTCCGAGCAGCTGGAGAAGTACATCGGCTTGTTTGTGCTTCGCTCGCAGTGGTGCGCGGAGAGATTCCGCGACAGAAAGACGTGTTGCTCTACTTCGTCCGGCTGGTCTCGGATTCGTTTCGGCAGCACGTTTTAGAAGTGAATCAGCGAGCGGAGCACCGACAGGCCGATGGCTGGTTTTCTGCTGTTCGATGGATGCTTGCACATCGGGAAGTCGGGGGTTCGATGCCTCCTTCACGCCAAAAGCGTGTTATAGCTCAGCTGGTAGAGTGCCCGACGAGCTCGCAAGCATCCTTCCGGCAGCAGAGCCAGCAACAGGGCCAAGTGGTTGTTCGCATTCCAATAGCAGGCGCTGTCCCGACCCTGACAACCTGCGACTACAGGATGCGCTCAATTGTTCGTCCTCATTGGTCAGGAATTGTGCGGCTTCCATAAGACTGGCCCGTACTGCTCTTAAGCAGGCGACAAGCCTTTGGAATGGGAACCAAGCATCGGCCAACTGCTTCAGAGTAGAGACATGTAGGAAGCAATGGGTGTGAACTGGCCCGATGTTCCAGAGCTTTGGAGCATCTTGTCAGTCTGCGAGGACCGCTGGCGCTTCACGTACCCTGGAGTTGACATTGAGCGGGAAGTGTTAAAGATGGGCGAGTGGCTAGAAGCGAATCCCCGGCGCAAGCCCAGGAACTACAAGCGATTCGCTGTAAACTGGCTCGCCAGCGCACATGGGAGGCTACTGGAGGCCCAAGTCAGAGCTTTGGCACAGAGAGAGCAAGACAGGGTTGACAGTGCGGTAGGGAGGCTGAGATGAAGCAAATGAAAGAAGAATGGATATTCAGGCATAGTGGTGAATGGTTCGAGAACGCTTATATCGCGGGATGGTGGTGCAGAAATTGTGGCGATAAAGGCGATTTATGCATCAGAAAGGGCGTTAGTAAATTAGCTGTTGGCTTGTCTGATAGCGAGTGTCCACGATGTGGGTGTAAAGAGCTTTCTGTGGGTTAAGCCGTGTAAGGTAGCGGGTTAGCAGGGCAAGGGGGAAGGATGAGAACGTACCAAGTAACGCAGCGCGAAGGTGAATTGCTAGGGCCGATTGATTGGACGCATGATTTTTACCAGAGCTATTCCTGCCGCTGCACGAGCGAGTTCCGCAAGATGGAAGATATGCAGAATGATTTAGAATTGCTCTGGCAAGTCGAGCGGCTGCATTTGAACGGTATCCGGGTTAGGGTGCGCGAAGGTGACTACTGGCATGACCTCATCGCCATAGGCATGTACGACGGCTGGCCGTATTGGAAGCCGATGCCTGCCGTGCTGATTGCTGGCCCGATTGGAAACGAGTGGCGGCATTTTCCGTGCGTAGATGATTACAAAGTTGTGCGGTGAGCAGGGAAAGGGGGAGAGATGAGCAACAAAATCAGAACGATAGCAATGATTATTTTATTCGCGTGGACGGGCTTTATGATGATTCGCTTGACCGTGCTAGAAAACAGCCTTTATGAGACACGCGAAGAGTTGATTAAAACGCGGCAGGATTTAGTTCGATATATGCAGAGCACGAACTCAAGCATTCGCAATCTGACCGAGGCGGTTGACCATCATACGAAGGCGATTCACTACCACTCGGAAGCCATTAAAATATTGGTCAAGTGAGCGAGAGGCAGCGATGGCTAGACAAGGGAAGGTGCGGCATGGCTGACACATTGAGCGAACTGATTGCGAGACTGGATGCCTTGAAACAGCGGGCAGACGCCGAGCACCCTTGGGCAAGAGGGCAGCACGAAGATGATAGGGCTTTAGAGTGTGCCGCCGTCAATGCCATCCCCGCGCTCGTGGCTGGGCTGGCGGAGGGGAAGCGGCTGATTGAGGAAGTAAAATCCTTAGCCTGGGACGACAAGGATTGCGTATGTATATATCCAGACCTTGACGAAGCTGCCGAGAAACTGGAGAGCTGGCTGGGCATCCCTGGGAAGGTACGGCATGGCGAATGAGGCGGCGTTGGAGCGGAAGCGGACGAAGCGAGGTGACGTGTGAGCAAACAGAGAGCGGGGATGGGGCGGGACCCGGATAGATTTCGTAGGCGAGGTCCTAGCTGGGCGAGATGGACTCCTACAGAAGCGGACCCGAAGCTAATCGAAAAGAGTTGGCTTGAGGCCGTCGAAATGGTTGTGTGCACAGAAGCAAAGGAAGTCGCAGGATACCGCATTGAAGTTAATTTCAAGCGCTCCGTCGAGCGTCTCCCTCAGAAGGTGAAACGAAATGGCAAATAAGTGGCAGGAGCTTTACAGGAAGATTCCGCCAGCAAGACGTGAGCGGATAGAGAACTATGTTGCTGGAATGGTTGCGCGAATGGACGGCAAGCCGCAGGAAAATCCAAATTCTGATTTCCGAAACGGTTGGGCCGAAGCAGATTTAATAGACCTCGGCAGCCAAATTCTTGAGCGTGAGGCGCGGCGTCTCCCTCAGAAGAAGGGTGGAGGGCGGGATGTTTAGATCGAGAGCGAAGGGTGTAGTTAAACGCGGGGGCATTGGGATTGCTCCAGCAGCCAATAAGTTTCACGTCGGGGCATCCGATGGCAAGCACTACTGGCTCACGCCCACGGATTTGTACGCAAAGCTCAACGAGGAATTTAGATTCGATTTCGACCCCGCTCCGTATCCGTTACCAGATGGATTTGACGGACTTACCTGCGAATGGGGCCAATCGAACTACGTCAATCCGCCGTTTGGATCCGTGATGCATCAAGGCAAAAAGAAGGGAATGACCGCATGGGCTAGGAAGGCGATGGCTGAACACGCAAAAGGAAAGGCCGTGGTTCTGGTATTCCCGATAGATAAATGGGTTCTTATGCTCATCGAAGCGGGAGCGCATATCCGTAATCTCGGAGATGTCAAGTGGTTGAGCACAGAAGACGGGAAGCCAGGCAAAGGAACCGGGCGGCATATTGCTGCGTTTATCCTGGCCGAGCGCGAGCAGCGATCTACAGAGCGATAAGGGATGCGGAGGCGAAAGGGGAAGTGATGGACAAACTCAGAGAACTGATAGCGAAGTGGCGTGAGGTCAAGACTAATGGCCCAAGTATTTGGGCATGGTGTGCCGACGAACTTGAGCAAGCCATCGCCGAGCCAGCGCCAGCAACTAGCGATGCGCCGGTTGCTACCGTTGCTCGTGGCGGGGCAGGAGATGCGGGAAATGATGGGTTTTACTTACATCTCGCAAGATTGGGACGCCGCCAAGCAGAAAGCGTTGGAGCCATGAGCGAACTCAAGCCATTGATGGAGCTGGTGCGGGAGTGGCGCAAACAAGGGAACGAGTGGAAAAGCTCAGCAGTCCCTATTCATACTGACAAAGCGAAGGCGTATATCCAATGCGCTGACGAGCTAGAAGCCAAGCTCCGCGCATGGACAGCCAGCTTCAGCCAGGACCTATCGAGCGACATACCGGTGGAATACGTGCGCGAGAAGCTGCTGGGTGTGCCGGCAAAATGAGCAGAGGCCGGGCCAAAAAGCGAACAAAACACGAAAAGCGCTTGACAAGGGCCAGAAATAGGCTAAAAGTAGGGCTGTGGACCCCGTTTCTCGCGCTCAAATTAGCGATAACAGCGCCCTATCAGCGACAGAAAGACGCATTATTGGCCGTCCTTTCGTAAAGGGGCGTTCTGGCAATCCTCACGGCAGACCAAAAAAGCCTCAAATTACTCGCATGTATGAGCAGCTTCTAGCTAACTCACAGAATAGAGACGAGATAAAGGCATCCTTGCTTGAGACGTTGAAGAGCCGAGGTATGGCCAAAGTGTTGCTTTTGCGGGAGATGGCCGAGCGAACAGAAGGCAAGGTAGCGCAAGAAGTGCAGCTCGACGGCACGATTACACTTTCCTTGGCTGAGACGGTAGCCAGACGCAGGCAGTTGGTAGATGACAGCGACGATAGAGAATCCTGAGCTAGCGCTGATTGAGGACATAGCGGGCTTCACGCGCCAGCCCATCAAGTTCGTGAGGTACTGTTACCCGTGGGGAGAGGCAGAACTACAGCAAAGCAAGGGGCTTAGGACATGGCAGACGGAAATTCTAAGTGCGATTACCGAGCATTTACGCTCAAACTCAACTCGATTTGCACCTTTACAGATAGCAGTCAGCAGTGGTCATGGCATTGGGAAGTCAGCTCTCCTGGGGATGGTAATTCATTGGGCTATGAGCACTTGCGAGGATTGCAAGGTCGTCTTGACCGCGAATACGGATACGCAACTTCGCACGAAAACCTGGCCAGAGGTTTCGAAGTGGTTCAGGCTTGGCTTGAACAGCAAATGGTTTCAAGTCAACAGCGAGTCGATAACAGTACGGGAGCCAGAGCATCAGAGGGTATGGCGCTGTGATCGAATCAGCTGGTCAGAGAACAACACAGAAGCCTTTGCCGGCCTGCACAACAAAGGCAAGCGCATCGTACTCATCTTTGACGAGGCGAGCGCCATTTCAGACAGGATTTGGGAGGTAGCGGAAGGTGCGCTGACTGATGAGAATACCGAAATCATCTGGCTTGCGTTTGGCAATCCCACCCAGAATACAGGTAGGTTTCGTGAGTGCTTTGGGCGTTTCAAGCATCGCTGGAAAACGTTTCAAATTGATTCCCGCAACGTGGAGGGCACCAACAAGGCCCAGATTGAGAAATGGATAGCGGACTATGGAGAAGATAGCGATTTTGTGCGTGTGCGCGTGCGGGGCGAGTTTCCCCGGGCAGGTAGCTCCCAGTTCATTCCAAGCGATGTCGTCGCGGCTGCACGGCAGTACACCGCAGTTGGATTTGAAGGATTGCCCAAAGTGCTCTCCTGCGACGTGGCCCGATTCGGGGACGACCAAACCGTCATCGGCTACCGACAAGGACGCAAAGCAGTGATTCTAGAGAAGTTGCGAGGGAAAGACAACGTATTCGTGGCTGAGCGAGTGATTCACTGGCGCGAACAGGAGGAAGTCGATGCCGTTGTGGTGGATGAAGACGGAACTGGAACTGGCGTATTCGACCAAATCAAACATCGTGGCTATGGACAAAGGCTATTCGGCTTTCATGGCGGAGCAGCCGCAAACGACAGCAACGCCTATTACAACAAAAGAGCTGAGGTTTGGGGACTTATGCGCGAATGGCTTGCAGCGGGAGCGGAAATCCCCAATGACCCCGAGCTGGCTGCCCAATTAGAACAGGTGGAATATGGCTTTAGCAACAAGCAGCAAATACAGCTTGAAAAGAAAGAAGATATGAAGAAGCGGGGCCTCGATTCACCGGACTGCGCAGACATGCTGGCTATGACATTCAGCATCAAGGTGGCGGCTCCAAAGCCAAAGCCCAAGCCAGAGTACCGGTATCCTGGGCAGGACAATCAAAGGTGGCTTGGTTAGATGGCAAAGACTAAGGAAGAGAGAAGTGCGTATATGCGCAAATGGAATCGGGAATGGCGCATAAAGAACCCAGAAAAGGCCAGGGCGGAGAGCCGCAGAAAGGCGAGGCTCTGGAGGTCGCGCCATCCAGAGAGCCATAAACTCATTAATCATGCATGGCGGGAAAGAAACAAAGAAAGAGCCTTACTTCAAGAGAAGAATTCAAAGGCCAAATCGCTGTATGGATTGTCTTCTTATGCTGAAGTATGTGAATTACGTAAGCGCCCATGCGGGATTTGCGGTTTACATCGAGAGCGGATGCATATTGACCATGATCATTTAACGCGCAAGGCCTATCGTGGCGTTCTTTGCGAATCCTGCAATATAAGATTGGGATGGTTTGAAAAGCGCAAGCAAGCGATTCTTTCCTATTTGGAGCAACAGACTTGGATGAGCTGATGAATAACCAAGAATGGGAGCCACCGGAAGAGAACTATCCTTACGTGAAATGGCCTATGAATGGAAATCACATAATCCGATTCAGTGATGCCAAGACCAAGGAAAAGCGCGAGGCATGTAACGAGCTAATTGGCGCACAGAACAACCTTTTGGATATGATGGAAGATGTGGGCTGGATCGATGGATGAGGTAATCCAATGCCCAGAAACGCCATGCTACTGCAAGCATCACCGTATCATGCGCCATATCTTACAGATGCAGCTGCCCACTGGCGTCTACATGGATTCTATGGGAAGCGTTATAGAAGCACTTTGGAGGGTAAATGCCAGCATTCCTAGAAGCGAAGCTAAAGAAACAGTACGGAGCCAAGAGCAAGGTTCCGTACAAGGTGATGAACGCCATCGGAGCGATGCGCGGCAATAAGGAGACAGCCAAAGGCCGGGCAATGGCCGCGAAGCACACGGCCAAGATGAAGCTGTCGGGACTGGCAGGCCGGTGATGCTCTTGACGGTCCAGCTGAGGGATGAAAACAACCTTATCCACGGCGAGGCATGGGAACTGCCTGACGGCAGGATTCTGGACGTTGAGGAATGGGCTAGGACGGTAGGGCCGAAGATTCAGCAATCGCTCAACTATTGGAATGGGCCAGAATGGAGGCGTGCGCGTGGCGATAAAGATCAAACCATCGCATAAAGGCTTGCTGCATAAGAACTTAGGCGTAAAGCAAGGCGGCAAGATACCGCTTAGCTCGCTGGTCAAAGCTAAGAACAGCAGCAGCCCGGCAGTGAGAAAGCGAGCCACGTTTGCGATGAATGCTAGGAAGTGGAATCACTGATGGTCTCACGAAGGCAGTTAGCTGGGATATTGGCACAATCTATGATTATCGGATTACCTTTGCGCCGTAAGCGATGCCAAGGATGCAGGGGTAAGAAATCGGAGTTATCGGTTTGTCCTAAATGCGGCAAATGGTTATGTGTTTATTGTTTAGAAGTGGATGGTATCGAGCATGAGCGCTACCCAGAAGTTTGACTTTAAGAAGCACGGTTTCAACGTCTCCGATACGGCTGGCGAGCCTATCCAGCCAATGCACGATAGAGTGCTGGTTGAGCGCCTGCCGCAACCGGAGACGATTGGGCGCATTATCGTGCCCGAAGTGGCCCGCGATGTAGCCGTCAAGTGCAAGGTAATCGCTGTAGGACCAGGAAGGTGGGAAGATGGCGTATTTACTAAGACGGCTGTCAAACCTGGCGATGTGGTGCTCGTTCCAGGTGCTGGGAATACTCATCCTGACTGGCAAGCGGGGCAGCAAATACTCATCCAATCGGCGGATATAGGAGCGATTCTTGGATGATAATTATACTCATTTCCGCCGAATTAGCGCTGTTCATTGTGTTTATGGCAAGAGACGAGATTGAGGAAATAATAGGAGCGATTCTTGGCTAAGATCCTGCTTAGGAGATGCCTCTGTTTAGTTGGCCTGCATGATTTTGCACGCATCCCTTTTGGCTGGAATTGGATACGATGCACTAGATGTGGACTGGAGAATCTTCCTGTGAGGGCAAAGCGTGGCTAGTCCAGCAGAAGACCATTTAGAATCATCGGTATTAGAGGATTTGGTTTGCGACATTTGCGGCAAACACATTTGCTGGGTATATGATTTTGATTTAAACGAGAATTATTTCTATTGCGATAAATGCAAAGAGGCCAAGCGTGGCTAGTCCAGCCGATACAATGGTGGTAGCTACTACCGGGCCGTCGCCTGAGCAGGAAGAGCGTATCCGGGTAGAGCGGTTTCTGCGGCTGGCGCTTGAACGCTTCAAGATGGCGTCAGAAGCCGAGCAAAAGACCCGTCAAGCAGCCCTCGATGATCTAGACTTCCGCATCGGCAACCAATGGCCAGACGATATTCAGACGCAAAGGGGACTTGATGGCAGGCCGTGCCTGACGATTAACCGGCTCCCACCCATCATCCGGCAGGTAACGAACGAGCAAAGGCAGCAAAGGCCGTCGATCAACGTCAACCCTGTAGGCGGTGGCGCAGATACCGACACCGCAGAGATATTCCAAGGCGCAATCAGGCATATTGAAGTGCAATCTGACGCCGAGATTGCGTACGACACGGCGTTTGAAAGCGCTGTAACCATTGGGTTTGGCTACTGGGGCGTGGAAACGGACTTCCTGCCAGAGAGTTTTGACCAAGAAATCAAGATTAGGCGCATTCGCAACCCGTTCAGAGTCTATTTTGACCCTTCAGCGGTTGAGCCATGCTACGAAGACGCGATGTGGGCCTTTGAAGTCGAGGATATGCCGATTGAAGAGTACAAACTGGCCTATCCTGCGTCCCAAGCGGCAAAACTTACCGATTTTCAGTCAATTGGTGACCAAGCTCCTGAATGGGCCGACAAAGACACTATCAGGGTAGCGATGTACTGGCACATTGAGCAGACCCAGCGGGAATTGGTCAAAACTTCCACCGGGGATGTGAAATTCAGCGAGGAAGTTGACCAACAGACAGAGCGGGTGGTTGCCCGGCGCAAGGTGCTCGACCGCAAGGTAATAAAGAGCAAGATCAACGCAGTGGAAATCCTCGAGGAGACCACCTGGCCGGGCATGTGGATAGGCATAGTCCCGGTACTGGCTGACGATTTGGACAACGACGGCGAGCGGCATCTTGCAGGAATTGTCAGAGACGCCAAAGACCCTCAGCGGATGTACAACTACTGGAACTCATCGGCCACGGAGACGATTGCCTTGGCTCCAAGGGCACCATACATCGCCGCTGCCGGCCAGACAGATGACTTTGTAGGCGAATGGGCGCAAGCCAACACGCGCAACTTGACCGTCCTGCACTACAATCCCACGGCAGTGGCGGGTAGTGCCGTCCCACCTCCGCAACGCCAGCAATTCGAGCCTCCTATCCAGGCCATGAATCAGATGCTTATGAATGCCAGCAATGACCTGAAGGCAGTCACAGGCATCTTTGACCCATCGCTAGGCCAGGACAAGCGCGACCAGAGCGGCAAAGCAGTGTCGTTGCTCCAAAAACAGGCCGATGTCTCGAACATGCACTTCGTGGACAACCTGAGCCGGTCAATCCGCCACACCGGGCGCATCCTAATTGACCTGATACCCAAGATTTATGATGCACCGCGAGTCCAGCGGATTATCAGCCCCGACCAAAGCGTTGACCATGTGGTGGTGCATTCCGGGCAGGAACATGCACAGGCAGCGCAAGGGATGGCCCAGACGCAAGACCCGGCGCTCCAGAAAGTATTTGACCTAAGCGTAGGGACTTACGATGTGACGGTGAGCGTGGGGCCAAGCTATCAGTCGAAGCGCCAAGAGGCGGTAGCCTCGATTATGGCGCTGATTTCCGCTTATCCACAGATTATGCAGACCTGTGGCGACTTGCTGACTGGCCAGATGGATTGGCCGATGGCAAAGCAAATCAGTGAACGGCTAAAAAAGACACTTCCACCGCAGCTGCAGGACGATGATGATACAGACCCGGAGATGAAGGTCCAGAAGCTGCAAGGGCAGCTGCAAGAGGCTATGAAGCAGCACGAACTCTTGACCAAAGCTCTGAACGACACCACGGACAAGCTAAAGACGAAGTGGGTTGAGGGGCAGGTCCAGCTGGAACTCAAGAAACTGGACAACATGGGCAAGGTAGCCGTGGCGGAAATCAATACCATGAGCCAGGAAGCCCTAGTGCGAGCCAAGACCACGGCAGAGATTTACAAGAGCATCCATGAATCGGCCCACGATGCTGGGATGCAGGCCGACCAGCAAGCGCACGAAAAGGACATGCAAGCCACGCAGCAGGACCACGAACAGGATTTGCAGGCACAAGGGGCAGACCAAGCACAGGAATTGCAGGCAGCGAAGCCGCAACCGGGAGGCACGAATGGGCAGTGATGTAACCGTAGCCAGCACCACCGATACGCAAGACGAAGTAAACCAAGCGGCTGGCGGTGTCCCGCAAGACGAAGCGCAGCCAGAGCTGAAGCCTCCGCCAACAGGCGACCAGCAAGTAGAGAGCGGCGAGCCGGAAACACCTCCTGAGCCTGAAAAGAAGGCCGAAGAGCAGCCCGCGCCCAAGAACCTCAGCAAGCGCTTTGACAAGCTCTACCGCGAGAAGAAAGAGCTGGAAGAGCGCCTAGCGGCCATTGAAGAGAGACAGAATGGACAGCCAGAACCACAGAAAGAAGCGCCAGTTGTACCGACAGAAGTTGCCGCCAAGTTCGACACTTTCGACAGTTGGAGCGAAAAGCAGCTCTCGGCAGGCAAAGCAGCCTCCCTTGATGACTTTCTTGAAGCGCGGGACGCTTGGAAGGAAGCGCGAGACGAGCAAAAAGCCGAACGTCAAGCCATTGCCGAAGCCGAGCGGGAGATAGAATTAAACTATGCAGAGAAAGTGAGTGCTTTCAAGGCCGAACACGAAGATTGGGATGAAGTTATAGGCGAAAGCGAGATTTCCATACCCACGGTAGTCGGGAATGCCATTAAGCAGTTCGAAAACGGGCCAGAAGTAGTCTATTATCTGGCAAAAAACCCGAAGGAAGCGCAACGGGTTGATGGATTACCTCCGGTGTTGGCAGTTGCTGAAATCGGACGCATATCCGCGAGGCTCGAAAAGGCAGCCTCCGAAGAACAGCCAACAAATGGCTCAAAGGCTGGCCCTGATCGTGCTCCTATTATCAGCAAGGCTCCTCCACCTATTAAGCCACTTGGCGGTAATGCCTTGAGGAATATCAAGAGCAGCGCCGAGACGGAAGATTTTCAGGAATACAAACGCAGGCGTGCAATCGAGGAAAAAGCTGCACGTGGCTATTGACAAGTAGCTAAAACAGGTTTATATGTGAAGTGCTTGGGCCTATCGGCCAAAACAGCTGCCGGATGAGCAAGGCAGCACCAGCAACACCCCGGGGCGGCCCGTAAAAGGGCGACGGCCAGAACAATACTCCGACTAGGGGAAGGTGGATAGCAGCAACCATCTGACTCGAAAGGAGTATTTGCATGTTAGCGGCACAGATTGCAAAGACGTGTTGCACTTGCAGAACTCCTAAACCCCCTACCTTTTTCGCAAGAGATAAAAGCCGAAATGATGGCAGGCATGCTCGCTGCAAGGCATGCGTCAAAGTCTACAACGATGCTAACCGTGAAAGAAATGCGGTCAAGCAACGTGAATGGCACAAGCGTTTCCCCGAACGGTCAACACAATCCCACAAAGATTACGCCTACAGGCGGTTCTTCTATATTCGCGCAAACAATCTGAAGCTCAGGCATAAAGACGCCGTAGCTACGACGATTGAGATTGCGCGTCTTTGGAGGTTCCAGCGTGGCAGGTGTGCCGTAAGTCTCCGGCGTCTGACCAGAAGTAACGCCCATCTTGACCATATCCTCGCAATCGTAAACGGTGGCTCAGGGAAGATTGAAAACCTTCGCTGGGTACATCGTGACGTTAACTATGCGAAGCGAGATTTGTCTGACCAAGCATTTTTGCAACTCTGCGAAGAGGTCGTGGCGGCTAACTCTATGAAAGGAGTGGTAGTTATATAGCCAACACGCTCTTAACCATCAGCCAGATAACCAGAGAGACATTGCGGATTCTTGAGAACAACCTAGTTTTTACTAAGCAAGTCCGCCGTGATTTTGATGATTCATTTGGCAGGGCAGGCGCGAAAATAGGGACAGTCCTGAACATTCGCAAACCCGCCCGTTACTCTGGCCGTACTGGTCAGGGCCTCTCCATCGAAGACGCAACAGAGACCCAGGTACCCTTGGTTCTCAATACGCAGCGCGGCGTGGACATCGCTTTCACGTCACAGGACTTGGCGCTGTCGATTGACGACTTCAAGGAGCGCTTCATTCGCCCGGCTATTGCGAACGTAGCGAACCAGATCGACTTCGATGGCCTCCAGCAGTATTTGAACGTCTACAACACGATTGGCACACCCGGCACCGTCCCGAACGCGCTTTTGACCTATTTGCAGGCAGGCCAGAGGCTTGATGAGGAAGCGGCACCGCGTGACAACCTGCGCAGCCTGGTCATTTCTCCAGCCATGCAAGCGACCATCATCGACACCCTCAAGGGCTTGTTTCAGGAAAGCACTGAAATTGGCCGCCAGTATGAAGAGGGCACGATGGGGCGCTCGATTGGCTTCAAGTGGAGCATGGACCAGAACGTGGGCATTAACTCGACCAGCGTGCTAGGCGTGCTTCTGCCGACTTTCACCTTGGCAGGCTCAACCGCTTCCGTGTTCATAACCGGCAACTGGACCGTGACCACGCCTGTGCTCAAAAAGGGCAACGTGTTTACGATTGGTTCCGGCGCAACGGGCGTTTTCGCCGTCAATCCGCAGTCAAAGCAATCTACCGGCGCTCTACGGCAATTCGTAGTCACGGCAGATACCACGACTTCGGGCGGTGGCGTAATGAACATCCCCGTATCTCCGGCTGTTGTGTTCAGCGGGCCATTCCAGAACGTGACCGGCCTGACTGGTCCGATTGCCAACATCACGAACGGCGCAACCATCAACGTGCTTGGCGCGGCTTCAACTGCCTCCCCGCAAGGCTTGGCGTTCCACAAGGACGCTTTTGCTCTCGGATGCGCAGACCTGCCGCTGCCGGGTGGCGTGGACATGGCCGCAAGGGTTTCTGACAAACAGGTAGGACTCTCTATTCGCCTTGTCAGGGCTTACGACATCAACACCGACCGTTTCCCGACCCGTATTGACGTTCTGTACGGCTGGACAACGCTGTACGCCGAGTTGGCGTGCCGAGTTTGCAGCTAGGAGGATGACATGGCACTCAACGCGACTACACTAACAGCAGCAATCGGCACAACCGATACCACCTTTGCCGTTGGCTCGGTAACGGGCATCACGGCCCCAAACTTCACGACTGGTGTGGGCATTGCTGTTCTGCTTATAGAACAGGAATACATGCAAGTCTTGGGAGTCAGCGGACTAGTGGTTACGGTGCAACGCGGCGTGGCAGGAAGCCCGGTATCACCTCACGGGGCCTCTTGTCCGGTGCTTTCCGGTGCCCCTGGAGACTTTTCCGGGGTTTCCATCCCCATCAAGGCAGTTCAGGACTTTTTCCCCGATAACCTCGGCTGGTCTGCTCCCGTGGTAAGCGCCAACACCATTACACCAACCGGCCCTTATTTTCATATGACCGGCACCACTATCGTCAAGACAATCAATCCCGTACCCGGAAGCCTTCAGGGCGGGCAGGTAACGATTGTGTTTGACGGCTCTGCAGCTGGGCTTACTTGGGACGCAACTGGAAACATTGCCGTGGCCGGAACCGCGACCACAGCAGCGAGCGCGGTCACGTTTGTGTTTGACCAAGGCTCCGGCAAGTGGCATCCCAGCCGTTTGGCATAACAATTTTCCGGGGGGAGGCGGAACCTCCCCAATTTTAAGGAGCATCAATGGCAACGACTGTAACCATACCTCCGGGGCTTACCAAGTTCGGCGCTTTCACGCCGGATGTGATGCTGCAAATGCAGAGTTCCTTTTATACCCCTCTGCGAGCGGATATCACGCTCACTTCGGCTCAAATTCTCACCATCAAGACAGCGGCCATTACTCTGATTCCGGCTCCAGGCCCCGGCTTGATGATTGTGCCCACGTCAGTGCTCATCCGTTTGATTGGCGGGACCGCGTATACCGATGCTGGCGGGGCGGTGTCATTCAACGTCGGAACGATGGCCCAAGCCTTGGCTGCCAATACGGTATTTACAGGGCCATCTGCCGGTCAACGGTCGCAGCAAACCATCTTCTTTGGCGGGACTTCGACGGCGGCCAATCCGCCTACCAATGAGAATGCGCCGCTGCAAATCAGCAAAATCACCAACGATTTTGCCGCTGGCACCGGGATTTGCCACATCACCGTTTATTACACCGTTGAAACCACGACATAAGGAGACTAGATGGCAACCGCCCCTGTATTGAAGCCCGTGGACCAGAATTACCCGAAGGCCATGTTCAAAGCAGTGGCACCGGGCGAAGGTGACGTGAAAAGCCCGGCATACGAAAAAATTGTGATGAAAGAAGGCGTTCCGCAGCGGCAAGTGGAGTTCCATCCGTACATCACGGCAGTGGCTAACGATGCCAAGGAAGAAAAAGAGCTGGTCAAGGACGGCTGGAGCGACCATCCCCAGAAGCTGAAAGTTGAGGCAACTTGATTCAGACTCACGGGACGAGTCGAACGTCGCCAGTGGTGCACCACCGCTCACCGGAGCATGAGTCGTAGTCAGCTCTCATGCTTTCCAGCTTCCCTATAGGGCGAAGCTGTTGGGCATCGGAATACTGACAGGGGGATGCTATCACAGGGAACGATTTAATAGCGAGCAGTTTACGGCTGATTGGAGTTTTGGCGAGCGGAGAAACCCCTTCCGGCAATGAAATAGCTGACGCCCTCGTTATCCTTCAGCAGATGATAGACAGCTGGCAGTCCGAGCGGCTGAACATCTTCACGCTCAACATCAATGAGTTCCCGATGGTTCCAGGCCAGCAAGTCTACACGCTTGGCACTGGCGGGAATTTCAACATGGTCCGCCCGGCCAGCATCGAGCGCATGAGCGTTGTCTGGCTGGCGAATCCCGCGCAGCCGCTTGAATTGCCTATCGAGATGGTTACGGACGGCGGCTGGCAAGCTATTCCCATCAAGCTCATCACTTCGACGCTGCCAATCAAATGCTACGACGATGGCGCTTTCCCTCTCAGAAACCTTAATTTCTGGCCCATCCCTACCATTGTGGATAACGTGAGGATTTATAGCTGGGCACCGCTCACGACTTTTGACCTCGTAACGGACATTACATTCCCTCCCGGCTATTTAAAAGCGATTCGCTACGCATTGGCCGTCGATTTGGCTCCTGAGTTTGGCCGCCCCGTGCCGCCAGAGGTAGCAGCGCAAGCCTTGCTCAGCGTTGCGAAGCTCAAGACCATGAACGCGCCACTAATTGAGGCGTTCTGTGATGAAGCGCTCGTCAATCCGCGTTCGCTCAAATACAACTGGATTTCCGATACCCCTGCGGGGAGAAGGAATTTCTGACATGAAAAACCGCAGAGGCCGGTACGGAAAACTGCAAGATGGGCGTTCATACAGGTATGCCACGAGGCACCCCTTTTTAGTTCCTATCTTGCCCCGCCCGGTCCTCTGGCCGGGAGCTACCCGGAAACTCGAAGGACGAATATAGCATGAATTATGAGCAAGAAACACTGTGGCTTGCTGGACTTCTTGAAGGCGAAGGTTGTTTCACTACACGTAGGCAATTCCACGAAATAAGAATCAGTCTTCACATGACAGATGAAGACGTTGTTAGAAAAGCCGCTATCGCAATGGGTTCAAATAGCGTCCGAATCCGTGTTCATTCACGTACAAGGAAACCAACTCATAAAGAAGTCTGGGAATTTGAAATTCTAGGCGATAGGGCAATTGAGGTAGCCAAGAGAATACTGCCTTTCATGGGGCAGCGTAGGAAGGCTCGCATAGAATTTCTTTTGGACCGCGCATCACACCGATTCACTCGTTCCGAAAGCGGCAAGATGGGCGCTAGGAAGCGATGGGGAACAAAGCAAAAAGGTGAATTATTGCCCTTTGCGGTAGGAGAGAATTAATTGGCGAGATTTGGGTTTATTGGCCCCTCATACGCTAGTCAATCCGTCAACGCGGATTGCCAAATGTGTATGAATTTTTACCCGGAGATTATTGAGAGCGGGCAAGGAAAATCGGCCATGGCGCTCTATCCCACGCCGGGCCTGATTTCCTTCTTTGTGGCTCCCGACCCTGGCCCGGTGCGCGGGCTGTATACCGTCAACGGCAGGACGTTTCACGTTTCAGCGAACAACGTCTATGAGATAGGCGTGCTGGGCACGGCGCTCAATACCTACGCAGGCTCAATCACCAATGATGGGCTGCCGGTATCCTTTGCCGGGGGAGGGAATCAGCTTCTAATTGCTTCTGGCGGCAATGCTTACGTCATAGACCTGACGGCCAACACCTTGACGCTTATCCCTGCCGGGACGCTTACCAATGTCTCGATGGTAGCCTACATTGACGGCTTCTTTTTCGCGCTCATCAAGAACTCCAACCAGCTTTTCGCATCAGCCTTGCTCGATGCCACAACCTGGCCGGGCCTCAGTACCACCAAAGTCTCGGTATTTACGGACAATGTGATTTCCATCATTGCCGACCACAGAGAGTTAGGCGTTATAGGGCCTCGCGCCGCGCAAGTCTATTACGATTCAGGGAACTTCCCTTTCCCGCTCGACATTATCCCTGGAGCGTTCATCGAACAGGGCATTGCCGCGCAGTTCAGCCTCGCAAAGCTCGACAATTCGGTGTTCTGGCTAGGTTCCGACGAACGCGGCAACGGCATTGCCTGGCGAATGCAAGGCTACAACCCGGTAAGAATCTCGAATCACGCAATCGAGTTTGCCTGGCAGGGATACGCACGGATTGATGATGCCGTGGCCTATGCCTACCAGGACCAGGGCCATGCTTTCTATGTGGTGAGCTTCCCAACGGCCAAAGCGACATGGGTTTATGACGTAGCCACGAATATGTGGCACCAGAGAGGCTTCTGGAACGCCCAGCAAGGCGTTTTCCAGCCGCATCTGGCGCAATACCATACCTTCAATTTCGGCAAGCACCTTGTAGGCGGGCCAAGCAACGGCACGCTCTATCAGATGTCCATAAACTTCACGAACGATTTCGGCAACGCCATTCGGAGAGTTCGCAGAGCGCCGCACATCAGCCAGGAACAGGAATGGATATTCCACCAGCAGCTGCAAGTGGACGCCGAAAGCGGGCTTGGGTCTTTCGTAGCCACCGCTCCGACACTCATCCTGGCCGATACAAACGGAGTTCTGTGGTCCGTTTCCGTCGATGACGCAGGATTACTCCATACGACAGTGGTAGGCAGCGGCACGCCAGCCACTTTATTCCTGAACGATCCGACTAATGCCGCATCGTGGCAGGTAAAAGTGACCATTGCCGGGATTTTGACCACCACGGCAGTCGGATTCAACGGCACTTTTCCTAAAACGTTCACGATTGTCAGTTCCACGGGCCTGACTTCATGGAATATTGGCGTAACTCTCGCCGGATTGCTGACTACCGCGAAGGTTGCGAACTTCATAGCCACTCCCACAGGTACGCCAACGCTCATGCTGCGCTGGTCCGATGATGGCGGGCACACCTGGAGCAATATCCAAACCAGAACGGCGGGAGCGCCGGGCGAATACAAGTTTCGTTCGATTTGGAGGCGCTTGGGGAGGTCAAGAGACCGCGTTTACGAGCTTTCCTTTAGCGACAATGCGATTATCCGCATCATAGACGCCTATTTGATGGCTTCGCCCGGCTATCAGCCGCAAGAAAGGCTCTCCAGGGCAATGAGCAAGGTGGCATGAGTAAATTCCAAGCACCCCCGATACGGACACCCTTTCTAGGCAATCCGCCGAACGCTACATTGTCAAATGGCGCCACGAATGTCCCTTCCTATGCCTGGACAGCCTTTTTTCAGGCAGTCACGAACGCTCTATCGACAGTAGCCGTGCCGGCCACTTCAACATCTCCGGGGCAAGTCGGGCAGCGGGCGGTTGATGCCAATTTTGAGTACATCTGTATCGCTACTAATCAATGGAAGAGGATACCTCTTGTCGCTTTCTGAAATACGCAAACTGGAAGACTCGGAATATCCGCTCTTGCTGGGCGTAGAGGAGGGCTACTGCCCGGACCCGAAGAGCAGTCTCGCCGTGGTAGCCGAAGAGGGCGGGAATATCATTGGCCGAATGCTGCTGATTTCCCCCGCGCACATTGAGGGTACCTGGGTAGCGGAAGGCTACAGGAAAGGCACTACCGGGATTCGCATAATGAAGTTCATGGAAGCGGAGGCAAGAAAGATTGGATTGACGAAGTTGTTTTCTTATGCGGAGACGCCCGAAATAGAGGATTACCTGGGGCGCTTGGACTACAAGAAATGCAACGTAACTGTATGGGCAAAGGAAATCTGACATGCCGCTGATTGCGCTAGGGGTTATGGGAGCTGTGTCCGGCGTAGTAGGGGCTGTCGGTGCGTCCAAGGCAGCCGGAGCGCAAGCGAATGCCGCCACATCTGCGGCACAGCTCCAGCACCAGGACCAGCAGGCTTCGCTCGATTTCCAAAAACAGCAATGGGCGCAACAGCAACAAAATGAAGCTCCGTGGCTCCAGGCTGGCGGGAAAGCGGAGATGCAACTTTCTGATCTGACCAGCACGCCGGGCCAGGGATTGCTGACTCCCTGGACGGAACAGTTTCAAGCACCAACAAATGTAACGGAACAGAACGACCCTGGCTACCAATTCAGGCTCCAGCAAGGCCAGCAAGCGCTTGAGAACTCCGCTGCGGCTCGCGGTGGATTGCTTAGCGGCAACACCGCCAAGGCCATCACGGATTATTCGCAGAATTATGCTTCTAACGAATACTCGAACGTCTACGGGCGGGCTTTTAACGAATATTCGACTCGTTACAACCAGTTCCAGACTAACCAGGCCAACACATTCAATCGGCTTTCCTCTCTGGCAGGTGGTGGGCAGGTAGCGGCAGGCCAGTTAGGCCAAGAAGGGCAAGCGGCATCGAGCAATATTGCGAATATCAATGCCGTTGGCGGAGCGCAGCAAGGAGCGTCGCTGATGAATGCCGGGGCAGCGCGGGCCAGCGGCTATGCAGGCGTGGCTAACGCAATCAGCGGGGCGGCAAATAACGCAAGCCAGCTGATTCTACTGAAGAGCATGGGGTTAATTGGCTAATGGGCAGCAACTTTCCAGCACTCGATATAAAGCAGCAGCCTGGCCCGATAGAGCAGCTCGGCGGGGTAATGCAGCTCAAGGCTCTACAGGGCCAGCTTGCGGCTCAGCCCGGCCAGCTTCAGCTTCAGCAGCAGCAGATCGAAGCACAGAAAAGAGCATTGGACGATAAGGCAGCCGAAACAGCGGCCATGAAGGAATGGGCAGAAGGACAAGGGAAAATCAGCATGGACGCCCTTCCCGGCCTCATCCTGAAACACGGCGGCAGCGCGGACGCTTCGCTGAGCATGAAGAATAATCTTCTAAAGCAGCAGCAAACCATTCAAACGCTGAAAAAAGAGCAGCGCGACCAAGCCCTTTCGCAGGCCACGGATATAAATAACGCGGCCTCGGATATTCTGAGCCTTGCCCCGGAACTTCGCCCAGCTGCTTACGCGCAAAAGCAGCAAGAATTGCTGGCCAGAGGTTCTATTTCAGCGCAGGATGCCAAAGCTCCTTACGATGAGGACATTTTAAAGATTCATGCAGCAGGCTCAGCGCACGCCAAGGAACAGCTGGAGATAGCCGATAAGCAAGCGACGGCGGCAGCGGCAGCACTTAACGCCAAAACAGCGGCATCTCGCCTTGATTGGGAAAAAGGCGGAGGCGGAGCGGTAGACAAGCAGGAAATGTCCGACTGGCTGGCCAAGAATCCCGGCAAGGGGCCATCGGACTTCATGGCCTACAAAGCTAAACTCGTTCCAGCTTTCAACTTCAATTTGCAGCAAGGCGGCATGGGAAACGCCAATGACCCTATGACCGCATCGCTGGCTCAAAAAGTGGCTGGCGGGCAAATGAAGATTGCCGATGTTCTTACAATGCGAACGCCGCTTGCTGCTCGGAAGGCATTCCTCAATCAAGTCTTGCAAATCAACCCCAATTTCAATTCGAGCGACTACGACATTGAAAAGGGCGTAGCAAAGTACATGACCTCTGGTGAAGGCGGCAAGAATCTCACCGCTTTCAACACGGCTATTGAGCACGCCAAGCAGCTGGACGAAGCGGCGAAGGCTCTTTCTATCGGGGATAATCGCAGCCTTAATAAGATTGGCAACGCTCTTGGCTATGAGTTTGGCAGTGACCGTACAACAAACTTCAATGTAATCAAGAACGCCCTGTCAGGTGAAATCAGCAAGGTATTCAAGGGCGGGCAAGCCACGGACGCGGAAATCAAGGAAGTACAAGGACCATTCGATGCCGCCAACTCTCCCGCACAGCTACGGGGGGCCATCAGAAACGCCGTGCGGCTGATGGGTTCCAAGCGCGATGCTCTCAAGCAGCAATACGAACAGGGCAAACAGGCCAAGCCGAACTTCGGGGAATCTTCCACTACACCTTCCACTACAGGAGCACCGCCAGCGAATTTGCTCAAGGAAGGCATACATACGACTTTCAAGAATGGTCAGACATGGACTTTGCAGAATGGCAAAGCTGTTCAGGTGCAATAGATGGCTGATGATTGGCAAGTAGCGTCGGAAACTCCGGCTCCCCAAGCTCCCCCATCCGGGGCATGGGAAGTGGCATCCGAAAAGCCTGCTGGCCCTACTATGGGACCACGTAAGAATACTGCTCCGTCTACTGTTCCCGGTGCGCAGATGGCACATGATGCCATACAAAAACTCATCGATTGGTCCAACATGACGCAGGCGGGGCGCGAACAGCACCCCATACAGGCAAAAATCGGAGATGTCGCCAACAATCTAAAGCAATACCTTGTCGGCGGCCAAGGTGGAGGCCAAGACCTAAAAACCGGGATGCTTACTAACCCTGTTTTGCAGGGGATAATTGGCGCACCAGAAGATGAATCTATAAATCTTATTAGGAATAGTTCGCAACTCCTTAGGGATAGTTCGCAACTCCTGAAAAGAAAAGCACTGGCTCCTTTCCAGGCAGCACGAACCAGTGAAGCGGGGAATGCCATCACTCAGACCCTCGCTCCCGAAACGGCTAATGCAACTCTTTCTACTACGCGCAACGCTGCCACTACAGGAGGTGCGGCAACTACCAGCGTTACAAATCAAAATGTCATTCAACATGCGCATGATATGGGAATCAAATTGACACCAGCGCAGGCTTTGCAGACTTCAGCCGCGAAATCAGAACAGGTGTTTGGTGAAGAGGCCCTATTGACCGGCAGCAAAATAAAGGAAGCCGCTGCCGTTGAGAAGGGCAAGCTTGCCAATGAGATAAGTTCTTTCCAAGACCGCCTCGACCCTCAGCGAGTTGGGATGTCGGCGGAATCCGCAGGTGAACACCTTCAAAATTCAGCGGAAATAAGCCGTTCAGTCTTGAAAGATAACGTCAATAAGGCATATGCTGACGTAAAGGAACAGCAAGCTGACTTGGCTGGAGATGTACAGGGGCCACTCCAGAAGCTAATTCACGATGAAACGTTTGCACGGCAGCCAAATGCGGCGGTGGAACGGCCAGTTTTTCAAACCACGGGGGCAAAAGCTGCGATAAAAGACATTCAGGACATGCTTTCCGACCCGGCGATGCAGGGAAGGCAGTCAATTCAGTCTCTCAGGAATCTCAGGACCACGCTATTAGAAAAAGGCAATGACTACGGCGCGAACGCTCTATCTGATTCTGGTCAGCGTATTTATAAGCTTGCGGCTGGCAAGGTGCATAGCGCAATTATGGATGCAGCGAAAGGAACGCCTTTCGAGGATATCTTCCACGCAGCAGGACAGCAAAGCGCCAAGCTTCAAGAACTCTACAACACTAGAAACTCTCCCCTATATCGAATCCTCAACACCGACGATCCCGCAAAAGTTACTGACGGAATCCTCAACCGTTCCTCCGTCCACGAAATCGAAGCATTGAAAGGAGAAAATTTCGACCTCGGCCCTCTTGCAAGACAGGCCGTAGAGGACATTAAAGACGGCGGTTTTAGAATAACGCCAAACGGACTTGGCGGTTACCCCGATACGTTCCTACGCTCATTGCTCGGTCCTGAAAAAACAAAAGAACTCTACATGAAGGCCGATATAGCCCGGAGGTTGGCTGAGAACTACAACCCTTCAGGGTCTGGAAAAGTAGTGCTCGGTGCCTCGCAAGCACTCCATCCAATCGCTGCGGTAGCTGCTCAAGCGGCGCGGGTGCGCTCCATGCCTAAACCGGCAATTTCTTTTCTATCGGACTTAAAATGATGAAAAAACTCTCATGTTTTTTATTCTTGCTACTCCCGCTCGTCTCATTTGCGCAAGTGCCTGTATCCCTTACGCCAGTTCCGCATATCCAATTTCTAAGCAACGCAGGCAGCCCGCTCGCTTCCGGGTGTGTTTTCACCTACCAGGCGGGCACCACGAACCCCGCAACCACTTACGTTGACTCGACTGGCACAGCCACAAACACGAATCCGATTATCTTGAACGCCGGTGGTTTTGCTGACATCTGGATACCGAACGCGGCTTTCAAGTTCAAGATAGTCTCTACCGGGGGCGTGAATTGCGCTTCTGGCGTCACGCAATGGACGGTAGACAACATTACAGGCGTACTTGGATTGCTGAATCTTGCCAATACCTGGACGGCTGCGAATACCTTCTCTCTGCCAGTGACTATTACGCCGAACAGCAACCAGCTTGTTATCGGCACTGGCGGAAACCAGACCACGCTGAACTTCCCGGCTCCGGCAGGAAACATAGTAATCAATGCCCCAAGCACGGCGGATACGCTGGTGGGCCGCGCAACCACGGACACGCTGCTCAACAAAACGCTAACAAGCCCGGCACTGACAACTCCGACGCTCACGACTCCGATTATCAATGGAGCCGCTACGGGGACCGGAGTTCAGGGAACGGACAGCAAGGTTCTTACTTCGGGAGTGAATTCGGGGGTTGTTGGGGCGCTCCTTTGCGACGATGCACAGGCCGGAGCAACGACTACAGGCTGCGCATCGGCCTTCACGCCTATCGCTGCGGCAATAAATCTTACAGCGCAGGGCGCGAACATTTCCTCGACGCCCATTATTACGCCTGGGGCCAATGGCTTCTATCGTTTCTCCTGCTACGTGGTAGTTACTCAAGCTGCGACAGTTAGTTCTAGTTCTCCGAGCTGCAATGTGTTCTACACGGATGCCGATTCCACCGTTTCTGAAACCCAGCAACTCACAACCAGCAGCGGTGCCAATACGGTTGGAGCCATTGTCGGCCCGGTAGGTATCGCATCCTTTTACGCCAAGTCTGGAATCTCTATAAGCTATTCGACTTCTGGCTATGCCACGAGCGGGGCAACTTCGATGCAGTATGCCATTCATATCCGCTTAGAAGGGCCGCTCTGATGAAACGATTGCTTATTTTACTTTTGCTGGCTTCCCCGGCGATGGCGCAGACGAATACTTTTTGTGCCGCCAACCTCCCATGCACTACGACGGCGAACAACACCCACAGCGGGACAGAGACGTTCACGAACTCCGTGACAATTGGGAATTGGAATAGCGTCCTTTCCGTAGATGGCGTGCAGTATACAACTTGCGATGCGGCGGTAGCGGCGGCAGTAACGCAAGCCGGGGGAAGCGGCAGGGCGCTGGTAATTGTGCCGAGCACATATGCGGGCGCAGCTTGCACGACGATTCCCACAAATCCTAAAGTGCAAGTCTGGTACTTCAACGGGCAAGTAGACCCCGGAGTGCAATCTGGAATCTTCTGGAACAACACCAGCGCAACGCCCATCCACTCCTGGCTGCGCGTTCAGGACAACGACCCTAGTCCCGCAGGGAGCAGCGTGGGAGCGTATTTCGTCCATCGCTTTAGCGGCGCTATGCCCGCTGCCAATGCGATGGATGCTATTTCCCCGGAAGTGCAGTCCACTGGAGCGATTACTTCCTGGGGTGCGAGCGCCGCACTGCAATCCTCTGAAAACGTCTGCACCATCGCTTCGACTGGCAGTACGATTTCCCAAGTGTTCTGCACGGTTTCTTACATGCGCGGCGCGGTGGCATCAACCACCAACGTAAGCAATGCGTTCGGTTTCTACGCTCCAACGATGGTCAACTCAGGAACCGGCATATGGACAAATGTGTACGGCGGGGTGTTCGACGCACAGAACGCCGGGACATCAAATAATTTGTCGTTATGGGCCAAAGGCGCTGCGGAATTTGACGGCCAGGCTAGTTACCTTTGTACCGGAGCGCTTCCTTGCATCAGTCAACGGGCAGACACGATCAGTAATAATGAAGCGATGGAGTTGGCCGATACTCATGCTGGCGGGCACACTTGGTGGCTTGGCGAGCAAAGCGCAGTAACTGTTTTCAACATCACCGACAGAACGCAAACCAACCGTCCATCTTGGGGCTTTCAAGTAACTGGCTCAACGGCTGCTGAGGGCCGATTTGTTCACGCCAATACCGCCAATCGCATTTACTCATTCCCTGATGCCAGCGGTCCAGTGCCGATAACCCCAAATCTTCTTATTTCCTCTACCGCGCCCACCATCGCAGCAGCAGGATGTGGCGGTGCAGCGGCATCCATCCCGAATCAAAACGGAACAGCCTCTTTCAACATAAACGTAGGGACTACGCCTACTGCTGGAGGCTGTACTGTAACTCTCCCAACAGCAACTACTGGTTGGAACTGCTTCGTGACGGACATAACCACGAATTCGACCAGCGTGTTCCTTCAGAAGCAGTTGAGCAGCACGGCTACGCAGGTAGTGCTTGTGAATTATAGCGATGTGGCAGTGGCGACAGCTCCTACGGCTAGCGATATTTGGAGAGTGAGTTGCCATGCTTATTAACTGGAGTGTTCCGAGGCCATGAAAACAAAACTAGCAATACTGATTCTCCTGCTGGCGCTAGGCAGCAACCTATATGCTCAAGGCGGGCCGCTCACGCCAGCATCGTCCTCGACGGGCGCTATATCCACCAACAGCGCCTCCTGCTTTGCCGCTTCCTGCGTCGTGCTGCACATGGCTACATCGAACGTAGGCTATTCGGTGACGATAAGCGGGACATGGACAGGCACGCTGACGATTGAGCAATCCGGCGACAATCAAGCTACATGGACGAGCGTCACCACCACGACAGCCAATACGCTCTACACTTCCGCTCTCACTCCGGGGATTACCGATGCGCGTGTGCGCGGCTCAGCAGCCATGACCGGCTCGGCGGCGGTCACGATTACTGCCAGCGGGCCAGCAACGGTGGTTAATCAGATAGGCGGCACCAGCTCAGGCGGGGGCATAACGTCAGTGAGTGCAGGGCAGCTCGACCCCACACAAGCTCCATACAATGTGAAGGCTGATGCAATAACCGGCAATGATGGTAGCTCTACGAATGGAATAGCGCTTTTCACCAGCGCGAACCAAAGCTGTTCCGCTGGCGATGCAGGGAAACTCATTGTTGCTGTGAACCACTCAACCCACGCATATATCTTTGGCACTGGACTGGCAACCGTGACGGGATGCAGTGGAACGAGCTGGACGACCTCAGTTAACGCAAACAACAGCGGAACGGAAGATTGGGGAATCGGGACAGCGGACGGTGCCGCACTGGTGAGTGCCTACGCTGCCGCTTTTGCTGCACGTAAAACCCTTGCGATTCCTTGTGGAAATATGATTGTGGAAGTGCCTCCATTCGTCGTAACTGGAAATGACCCTTTCACGCAAAATGCTGACATCTCCGGTTGTATCGGAACAAACGGCTCACACTTCATCTTGCACCCGAACATCGTTGCAACCCTTGGTGCTGGAGGGCAGATTTTTGCCAGTTTCTTTTCAAGTTCCGGTACGGGGTTTATTACTCTCTCTGGGTTGGGGGGACAATCAACAATCAGCAACATCTTTCTGACTTCCCTGGGAGGACAACTGCCAACTACGGCAGGTCAAAGCTATAACGTCATCAACGGGTTCAATGGCGTATACAACGTCGTCATGCAATCTCTTGGATTCGCAAGCTCCGCCACAGTTACCGCTGTAAATAATGCTTCGGGAGAAAGCCACTTTCACAAAATAAACCTACAGAATTTTGTTTCCGGGGGAACGGCAACCATCAATGGCGTGTCGATGAACGGCCAAGGTCCAAACACTTTGGATGATTCCATTCTCGCGTTCAACAATATCCAGCAGGCCGTTACATGCACATCCACGACTTTCTGCAATTTAACTAACAATTACATTACCCAAACGCAACAGGGCGTAGTCAGCGGCAGCGGCGCGACGGTCGTATTAGTTGGGAATAGCATTAACGTGACAGGTGGTGGAGGGACCAAGGGCGCAATTTCCGACAACGGGGCGGCTGCTACGTGGTACGTGTTCGGGAACGTCATTTCCGCCAACCAGGGAAGTTTCGCTACCGCTCAATTCACGAACAGCGGCACGGTTGTGGATATGAGCGGGACGCAGCTTGGCAGCAACGTCTCCGGTTTCTCTCTGTCTGGTACGGCTACATTCAATGACCGTGCAGGTAATAGTTTCTCTGGTCCCCTTACGCAGTTTACCGGGAAGTACGTACCTATCGGTGGCGGGTCCGCAGCCACGAACAGCGCCTCGGCGGCTACGAACTTCGGAGCCAATCTCACAACGCAAACTATCGTCGCTGCCAGTCCACAAGCCGTAACCTATGACATCAAAATAGGATTCCGGCAAACAACTCTTGGGGTAGGGTGCAGCGTCGCAAGCAATACCGTAAACGGCGTCCTTTCGTGGACTTCTGGCGGAGTCGTGCAATCCACGGGCAGCGGTGGAATACCTGCGCTTGGAACTTTGACGATCTCGGGAGTTGGCGCAACGGGTACATCTAACCTTTATACCAGTATTCCTGTTCACGCAGACATCAACACGGCCATCACCTTTGTTACGACTAGCGTCTTGGCCAGCACGGGTTGCAGCACAATTCCGCAATATGTTGTGGACTTCTCAAATATATGAAACCCTTCACCATCCTCCTCGCGCTTCTCTTTGCCCTGCCTGCGGAGCCGTGATGCCCTACGCTGACCAAGAACGGGAAAGGATTTGCAAGCGGGAATCGGACAGACGCCGCGCAGCGCACAAGTCCGCGCAAAAGAAGGCTCGCTACTGGAGGCGCGTGGACATCACCAGGGCAAACGAGAACGAGCGCAACTGGCGCATGGGAATGAGAGCCAGGATAGATACGCGGACGCAAGAGTTTATTCGCAGCTTGACGGTAGTCAATACTTTGGAACTGGACAGGCCGACATTCGTTTTTGTGTACGAAGGGAAGAAATGTTACGAGAATTTGCACTCGCCATTGCCATCGTTCTAGCGTGGCCGCTGTTCGGGCAGGAACTGGTCAACGACTGCAATAGCTGCATCGTTGTGGCGCAGACTTCTACGCCCGTTACCATCGTCAATCCTTCGTTTGAGGACAGCCCGCCGACAGGGACTTACGACTACCTAGCCCCGCCCGGCTGGACATGCACAGGAACGGCGAGAGGGCGCATTGTTCCAGCGTCCACACCGGTAGACGGCAAGCTAGTGCTATGGATGCAATCAGCTGGCTGCACGCAGGATTTGGCCATCGTGCCCGCCATCAACACCACTTACACGCTCAAATTCAGCGTAGGCAGCCAGTCGAACTTCCCCATTCCAACAGTCTATTCGGCCAATCTGCTCATCGGCACAACGCTTATCCCCGGCTGTTCCGCTGGCGGAACAGCTCTTACGGTGCGTGGCACGCTAGTGCAACAGACGCTATCCTGCACGATAGGAACGGCTGTCCCCGTGGCCGGAAATCTCTTTGTGTCGCTCACGAGCGGCGCGAATCAGACCATCTTCGATAACATCACCCTTACCAGCGTCTCTTCCATTCCGCCCAACTTTGTGACCTTCACGTTCCCTGTACGCTTTATGCTTTGCGCGAAGTGCGACAAGACAGACGACTCGACCAGGGACATGGGCATCTTCTCAGGAGCGGTGCTGAATCTCTCGCAGGACGGAGCGGCAATCTGCTCTGGCACGGTCAACACCAACGGAGAGTTTAGCTGCTCGGGGCCGGTCAACATCACCCCGGCATTCGTCAACGTAACGCTTGGCGTGTCCGATGCGAGCGGCAACGCCATCACGCCTAGCTTCACGAACAGCGTGTCCAACATCATGTTCGCTGGCAAGAGCAGCATCAATGTCGTTTTCCGGCTGGACTCCGTGACTTTTGTCCCTCGGGGATTGGATATTTACTCGCAATGAAGCCCGCAAAGCTCACAAGCCTGGAGAATCGGCTCATGCACGCCTTGCAGCTTTATATCAGGGAGCATGAAGTGGAAACCATATTGGCGCGTCATCTTGCGGAAAGAGCAACGCGGAAAAAGAAAGCAATCACAAAATGATTACCGAGAGCGTCCCCGCAGGCTGGTTTGCCGTGATGACAGCGGTTATTGTGACCGTGCCCCCGGCCATCAATGCGCTGGTGAACATCAAGATTGCCAGGCGAGCGGAAGTCAAGTTGGATGTCGTAGCGGATAAAGCGGCGAAAGTGGCCGTAAAGGTCGCGGAGGCCACAGTCCAGCAAGGGCAAATCTTAATCCTGGCCGAAAAGACGCATACGCTCGTGAACAGCCAGTACGGGATAGCTCTAGCGCTCATCGTGGCCAAGTCCGCGCATATCTATGAAAAGGACCCATCACAGGAAAATCTTGAAGAACTAAACAGGGCGAAGGATAAGCTGGCGGAGCATGAAGCGAAGCAGCGCGTTGTGGATAGAAACGAGACGAGCAGCTAAGAAAGGCCATCCAGCCCATGACTCCGTGGACCGCAATAGCGATTGGGGTTGCTGGCATCGTAGGGAGCGGGGCGGTCAACCTGCTCATCATAGGTATTTACTTTGGAAAGTACCGGACACTGGTGGACGAGGCCAAAGAGACAGCGGAAGAGTCGCGCAAAGACCTCGTGAAAGTCCGAGAGGATGTAGCCCGAATCAAGGGGCGTATCAACGGCCACGGCTGGAGAACTGAGGGATAAAATGGGAGTAGGTGGACATCCGGGGCATTTCCCGGCAACGGTTGTTAGCGTCAGAAACGACACGGTGACCTTCAAGGCAGCGCCGGAGGACATCGCGTATCTCAAGAATCAGATTGGACAGGCAGGGACACTTGACTGGAATCCTAGTGGCAGCAAGCCTGATGCTGGCGATTCGGCAAAGAGCGCCAGCTAACATAGAACGGTACCTGTGGGCCGTACTAGTTTATATCCCATTCGTATGGGTGGGTCATTCCTGGTACGGTGACTGGTCCTGGCAGTACGCGGCCATCTATACGTTCTTCACAGCGATGATTCTGTGGTGTGTTTGCCACATAACGCTAGATTGCCTAAGGACTAGGCATTGGAGGCTCCGAGCTGCTGGGATTACGTTCATTCTGGCCGCTTCACTCACCAAACTGGCCTATCTGGGCGGTCCTAAGCCCGTCAGCGGCTATCTGGCTATCTCCCTAGCCGAGGGCTTCATTCTTGCTTGGGCGGGCACGCTGACCGCCTTCCTGGCCCCTTACGTGAAGCGGCCTGACCTGATATTCCCTTTGGCGGTGTTCTGGCTGGTGCAGGCTGGCTACTCGTTCGGCTGGACACTAAACTGGAAGGAATGGGAGGAAATCAACTGGCTCGTACCCCCGGCGCTAGGCATTTGCTGCTTTAGCTGGCTGGCATATCGCTTGCGGGCGGTGCCCGTTGAGGCTTGAATGCGGAGGCTGCGGCAAGGAAATCCTGCCAAAGGACGCGGACTATTACCGGCTTGGGAACGTGGAGATATTGAAGCCGTGCAAGGAGTGCCTGGCTAAAGCCAAAGCGGCTCTTGAGGCCTATCCTAAGAACCACGGCAAAAAGGGTTAGCGTGAGTGCCACTCAGCCCACGCAGAAGGAGGAAGCGTTAACCACGTTAGGGGCGGTTTGCTTGGCGCTTGCCGCCCCAGTTACTTATGGATGCCATCTCTGAAGCGCGGCTAGAACTAATACACCCGGAACTCTCAAGGCGCGTCCGCCAACTTGCGGACATGCTTGATTTCCCTATTCGCGTGGTACAGGGGCTAAGAACCTACGCCGAGCAAGATGCTCTGTACGCTCAAGGCCGCACAGCGCCGGGGCGCATCGTCACAAACGCTCAGGGCGGGCAGTCTATGCACAACTTCGGCCTCGCTGTTGACCTCGCTCCGATGATTGAAGGCAAGCCGGATTGGGACGCAAGTGACACAAATTGGCAGGAGATGCTGGCTAAGGGGCTGACTTGCGGGCTTGAAGAGGGCGCACATTGGACGCACGTTCAACCGGATTATCCGCACTTTTACCCACAAGAGCTGCCCGCAGGCCCATCGGACGCCATGCGCGAGATATTCGCAACACAAGGGTTAAAAGCTGTGTGGGATGAGATTTTTCCGTTGACAGGCGAATAAAAGACGAATATAAAATTGGTAGGCATGACCGTTACGTTCCACCAGCTTGCCGACTACGCTGTATACACCAGCACCGGATTGACCCTTCTATACTCCGTCCTGCCTAAAGTTGAGACGTTTAGCGGGATGCCGCGTTTCCAGAAATACTATGGAATCTTCCTGAGCGTCATCAAACAACTCGGCGCGAACCTCCGCAACGTGTTCTACCCAGAGCTAAAGACAGACGGCGGCTCGAAAATCAGCGCTGCCGCTGCCACAGGCCTAAATCCTACCCCGGAGCCGAAACAACCATGAAAAGAAACCGTAGCTTAGCCTGTATCGCCGTGTTCGCTCTTGCCATCGCTATGACGGGGTGCCCGAAAGGTCCGTACCATGACGCCGTGGTAGCCGAACATGACTTCACGAGCGCCCTGCAAGCCTTCCAGCAAGCGGAGATGGCCGAGCACACCAATGGGCGCATTGACCAAGCCGAGCACCAGCGGCTAGAGGGCGGCATAGAAAAGCTGGCCCTCGGAGCGCAGAATCTTGTGATCGCTCTGCAAAAAGGTTCGAGCAATATCACCATCCAGCAGAACTTCACGACTGTGAGCGACTTGCTCAACGCGCTTGTGGTTGACGGCGTGTTCGGCGTGAAGAACGCACAGAGCCAGAACCTCTTGAGCACGCTGATTAAGACCGTCCAAGCCATCTTGCAGAACGTCGGCTCTTTGCTGTCCGTACAGCAGACCGTGCCGATAACGAAAGTGGGGAACTGACATGGATTTGCAAAATAGTTGTCAGGCACCACAACCCATTGCTGGGGCTGACAGGGAAGTGTGGGTACGCAATCAGGTATTGACAGCAATGGAGATGGCGCTTGCCCTCAGAAAACAGCGACAAGTGCGAGCAGATGAGGATGCTTTTCAGGGCGGCCTGCATGGAGTAGCTGAAGGAGCGGCTATAGAAATTCTGCGGACACTTGGATTTTCAACGCACAATCTCGTCAATCTTCGCCGTGGTAGTTTTCATTCTAACGTTGCCAGTTTGGACAAGATTCTAAATTCCGAAGAGCATGTGCCCATAACAATCAACCGAGATGGAAGTATTTCAGCGGAGGGGAACTGACATGGCCAGCGCAGCGGGAGCAATCGCAATCATCGGAGAAATCGCACAGCTTGAGCCTATCGCCTTCGCGCTTGTGGCGAAGCTGATTCACGGGCTGCAAGGGAAATCAGACGCTGACGTGCTGGCAGGCGACGCCTCAGACTTGGCAGCCATCATCACGCTGGCGCACCAAGAGGCACAGCCGCCGAAGGTCTAGTTTTAGATAGCGCAGCTCCCCAGCCCGGAGAGAAGATTGAGACATGCTCGTAGAACTCTTAATTGCAGTAATCGTGGCCGGGCTGATTTACTGGCTGCTCACGCTGCTTCCCATTCCAGCACCATTCAAGAACGTGGTTTTGGTCATATTCATTGTGATTTGTGTAATTTGGCTGCTGGGATGGTTGCCATTTGGAGGCGGCCCGTACTGGCACAGTAACCACAGGCTGCCGTGAGCGATAAGTGGGAGAGGCTCGAAGATTACGATCTTGGCCGCATAGCGAACGCCCTTGAAAGCATCGCCTGTTCGCTCAAGAAACTTTCTGCACCACCCGCCGCAACTGGCGGGAAAATCATTCAGCTAGGAGAAACAATGATTACAGGCACCAAGGTAGGCGGAACAAGCACTTTCCAGGTGGTTTGGAATGGCGGAATGACTCCGGGCGGAGCGGTCACTTGGACTGCGGACGACCCCGGCGTAACCATTCTGCCGGTTCCCACAGATCCGACAGGGAATAGCGTCACAGTCACGGATGCGGTAGCGGACACGCTCACGCAATACGTGCTGACCGTCACTGGCACGGCGTCTGACGGCACAAAGGTCTCAGCGACAGCTACAGTGCCTTTGCTGACGGCCCCGGCCACAGGCGGGGTCATCTCGCAGCTTAGCTAACACGAGTCAGGGGCGCGGCCTCCTAAGGACCCCTTCCAGGCTTTCGCCAAGCCTACCTGCGCCCCTGTTTTTCCTCAGCTTTCCCACCGTGTAAATCTTTCCTATTGACAGGATTTACTACTAGTAGTAGATTCTGCGCATGGTTAAGAAAACCAAGTCCATCGAAGCCAAGCTATTCACCTACGAGTGTACGCAGTGTGGATACCGCTGGCATCCTCGAACAGAATGGCCCAAGAAATGTCCGAATCCCAAATGCCAATCTTTTGATTGGGCGTCTAGCGAGCGGCAATCCAAAGAGGTATCGGCATGAGCGATCCACGCGCTAGGGACCTCAGTGTCTCATGTAAATGCGGCCATGGAATTGGCTGGCACCCGTCTGGTCTATCTTGTGGTGTAAATAAGTGCCGTTGCAGAAAGTATATGGAAGTAAAAACCAAGGAAATCTGCAAGAACTGCAAGGCGCTCATCGGAGCCTTAGAAGCCCTTATAGAAGCTAATTTAAACCCTGAGCCCGATGGCGAGATAGACGTTCGATTGTACTACCGCGCCAAATCAGCAATCGCAGCCGCCCGGCAATCCAAGGAGCAAGCCGCATGAGCAAAACTGCCACCGAAGTGATGCTCCGCGAGCAAGAGCAGAAATACATGGAAATGCAGCGCAAGGCGGCTCACTTTGACGCGCTACTCGCCGCAGCCAAAGCAGCGCTGCCGATACTTGCGAGAGAATATCCGCTCGTTGGTTCACCTACGTACCGGGCTTTGCGAGCCGCCATCGCCGCAGCCGAATCCAGAGAACAGGTGAGCGCATGAGCGCAGAAAACCGCTATAAGGTCATATTGGTGGAGGACGGGACTACTATTCTAGGTGGATTCACAAATGCCATCACTGCCGCCACTACCGTGAAGAATCATCCACACCACAAGTTTCTTGGCGGGAAAGAATGGAAAGTAGTCCGCGATCTCGAAGCCGAATCCCTCCTAGAAGCCAGCAAACAAGCCGTAGCGAAGAACACGAAGAAGGGCAAGGATTCAGGCCGAGATTAGGAGCCGGCCAATGAAACTCGACTACAAAACACAAAGCCCTGAGCAGGTGGTTGACCAGCTGCTGTTCTGCTCCTACCGGGCGAATCGCAGCTATGGCGAGACGCCGGAACGCTTGCGCCTGATATTCGGCAAGGACGTTGACGCGCTGGAGGCCAAGTACCAGCGGGAACAGGGCGACCTTGACGAGATGCAGCAGCGGCTGGCCAGCGCCTATTCAACGCTCCATGTGAGCACAAGGGAGGGGTTATGAGTGGGAATTTGGATTTGAAATGCTTGCGATGCGAAACAGTTTGGGTTACGCGGGATTTGGTTATTGACCGAAAAGAAGTGCAGTGCCCTGTCTGCGGAGAACCGAACGATATACAGCACGCGGCTGAACGGGCCAAGCCATGAGCTTCATCCAGCAAGGAGAGAACGACCGCGAGGAAGAAGCCGTGTACCGCTACGCCGAGCGAGAGAGCGCATCGGACGGGCCGATAACAAACCTGTGCAGGCATAAGTGGTGCATTCTGTGTAGCTCGGACGATTGCGAATGCCCCTGCCACAAAGAAAAGGAGATTTGGCCATGAGTAGGAGCAAAGCACCAGCATTGCCGCCTAAGTGGTGGACGATTCACCTGCAAGTAAAGGATGTTCCGCCAGATGGCGAGGCTTACATGGACCGCGATTCTATCCAGAATGCTGTTTTAGCTTCACTGCAGCCGCCTGGAGTGGAATTGCATATCGTTTCGATTGACCCTGCGCCACTAGCAAAGGAGCGGCCATGAGCGAAGAGCAGAAGGTGCAGCCAGAAACGCCAGCAAAGCCCAAGCGCGTGAGAACGCCTAAAGCAGCCATTGTCCCTTTGCCTCCGCCCGCAGAGCTGCGTTTAGGCTCGCTGGCGATCTCAGACCCAAAGGAAATGATTCATCGCGCCGTGGGGCTTGCCAGCGCATTGGCTGAGATTATCCACGCGCAGAAGGACGCTGAAGGTAAGCCAAGTCTCTACGTGATGATTAAGGGCAAAAAGTTTGTTCGCGTGGAGGGCTGGACAACGCTGGGGGCCATGCTCGGCGTGGTGCCAATCGAAGAGTATTGCAACGCCCTGCCAGAAGGTGAAGGCAAGGGCTACAAGGCCAAAGTCAACCTAATCCGAATCAATGACGGGATGCAGGTTGGCGGAGCTTCAGCCATCTGCAAGCTGACAGAAAAGGGTTGGGACGCTGAGGACTATGCCACACATTCTAAAGCCATTAGTAGGGCTACTGGCAAGGCGTTTCGGCTGTCCTTTGCATGGATTATGAAACTGGCAGGGTTTGAGCCTACTCCCGCCGATGAGGTCTTTGAAGTGGAAGGCTCCGAGGCCGAAGCGCAAGACGTTTCCAATCAGAAGGCCGCTGAAGCTGAAGCCAAGAAGCAGGGACGCAAAGAGGCCAAGACCTGCATATTCATCACCTGGCCGGAAGAGCATCACGGGCACAACTTCTTTTTGACTGGCAAGACGGTGGTGTTTGAAAACCAGTTAATGAAGGACATCGAGGCTCGCGGTGGACGCTGGAATGACCGCGAGGGCGGTTGGTTTGTCTCCGCTGAGCACGCTGACGATCTGCGCTTCATCATCACGCAAAAGATTGGTGCTGACAGGCTGATTGAAAGGAAACCGAATGGCAACGCTGCGGGAAGAGCGAGCGCGGCTCCAGTTTCTTGAAGAGAAGGGCCACGGCGATGAAAAGGTGCATGTGGTCTTTATCGAGCGGGAAGCCGCCGAGCGCATCGCCAATGAGCGGAAAGGCATCGTCAAGCCCAAGACCAAGTTTGTGATGGAGACGGACGACGCAGACATGTATCGCAGATTCAACTTTCAGAAGGACAGGTGGTACCGGCTGATTCCAAACAAGAGCGTGGCCGTGGACATGATGGCTCGCATGTGGGAGGAACCAAGCGATGAGGTTATCTGCGAGTTTGGGAAGGATGAGCAATGAAAAAGTGGACAAGGGAATTCCTGAGCAAAAAACCGACGCTTAGGCACGGGAAGAGTTACTCAAATACCGTGACTAATGGCGAGAAGGCCGAGAAGAAAATCAGATTCCCCAAGGAACTCTGGCTGGAAATAGCGCACGAACTTACTAATAACGGTTGGTATGACGAAGTGGACAGGGAAACAATGTTCGCCGCTGGTATGGCCGTTGGTTGGGCCGAGCGTGAAAAGAGTGTGAAATGAAGCGTAGAAGGCCGATGTTTAAGGACGATGCGGCTACAGCGGCAGCTGGCTTCCTGGATGAGAACAGCTACGTAAAGCGGGCCAAAGACGGGGAGTTGCAGTACTACCGCTTTGGGCTGGACATGACAGCGCTCAGAAAGCTGGCGTTTGAGCGCAGCAAGGGTTACTGCGAGATGCCTGTCAACGGCTACACGGGCGGTCTCCGCTGCAACCGCAACATTGACTGGGAGACGTTCGAGCTTGACCACAACCCGTCGCTGGCACAGGGCGGAGATGATTCGCCGGAAGGCGTAAGGGCGATTTGTCGCAGATGCCATGTATGCCGTCACAACAGAACAACAAAATGGAGCAAAAAGAATGGATGCGAAGCAGTGGCATAGGATTTGGGACAAGGTCGAAAAGACTACGAAATGTTGGCTCTGGACTGGAGGCACTAATGGTCACTATGCCCATGCACGAAGTCGTGTGCTCAAAAAAGATTTTCTAGTGCATCGGCTGGTCTACGAAACATGCGTGGGACCAATCCCCATCGGAATGGTGATCGACCATCTTTGCAAGAACACTCTATGCGTAAATCCCCTACATTTGAGGGCTGTGAGCCAGAGGGTAAACCTTATGAACAGTGATTCTCCGAGCGCTATCTGTTCTAGGCGCAGCAAGTGTGCTGCTGGGCATAGCTACACGGCTAAGAATACTTATAGAGGCAATGGTTGGAGGCAGTGCCGGAAGTGTCATGCATTACGTGAGGCCAAAAGGAGAGCCCGTGCAGAAGCCTAAGCCCAAGAAGCTGGCAGGAGCGGCAAAGCGCAAGCCGCGAAAAGGGAAGGTCTGGAGCGATGATTTGCGCCGGCCGGACATGATTTCTACGCAACTAGGCCATCTGGTGCGGCTGATAAGGAAAGCGCCATGAGCTGGCTGCTTTACATGCTCTATTGCTGGACGCGACGCGAGCGGGATGGCTGGCCGGATAGCCGGAATATCTTCTATCGAGCGTATATCCGCTGGCAGGCGTGGAGATACGAGCCATGAGGCGCACGCCAGCACAAATACTGCTCGGCGTGTACTTGAAGGAGCTGAAACTTGGACCTGTTGAATACGAGTATCGATTTGTACGTGAGCGAAGATGGCGGGCTGACCTCGCGGTACCAAGTGCCCGTCTCCTTTTTGAATGCGACGGGGGAGCTTTTCGAGGGGGTCATAGACGTGGAGCTGCGCTGGCCGCCGATTACGAGCGACAGAACGTTGCCCAGATGCACGGTTGGCGGATTCTGCGTTTCACGAATCAGCAGGTGGAAACGGGTTATGCGAAGGCTTGGCTTAAGTCGTGGCTAGGGAAGTGAGGCTGAAAACATGGCATCTGGCATATATCGCCGTTACGGTCTTTCTGCTCGTGTACGCCCTGCGCCTGTGGATAGTCGAATCGTTGCATGGCGGGGGCTGGTGATGCTGGGCAAGATTCTGCTGGGCGCGTTGGTCTTTGGGCTGTTCATGTGGTGGAGGGCGGTGGGGCAATGATATTCACAAAGGCAGACCGTGACAACCTGTTCGCCATAAAAACTCTGTTGGTGCAGCACGTTCATGCGAACGCAGGCTTAATTTTTGGACTGGACGCCATCGCCGAGTCACAAGGCAAGCTCTACGCCGCGCTGGACGGCCTAAACGCAGGGATAGCGCAGGAGATTGGCGAGCTGCGCAAGGAAATGTGGCATCAGTTTGAGATTCTATCGCTACATCCTGGGCTTATGGTTCGCGCCAAGCCGCCGCGCAAACGGGCAACCAAAAAGGGGAAGCGCCAATGAGTCTTGAGTTTCTTGGTTCGGACCCAATGGGAAGAAATGAATATAGTTGCTCAGAATGCAAGAGGGCATTCGAGCTGCGTTATGAAGGGATGGCAGACGATGATGAGTCCCCAGATGATTCTCCTGAAGAACCAATCTGGTGTCCCTATTGCGGAACAGGGGCCAGGCCATGAGCCTGTGGTGCATAGAGACTGTGGATGATGCTGGCGAGGGAATGTTTGTGGTTGACGCCCGAGACGAGCAGGAAGCGCTCGCGGAATATGCCAAGAAGCATTCAAACTGCGCCTGCGAGATAACGAGCGTCGAACAGATGAAGTGGATTGACCTAGCGACCGTCAGCGGCGAACGCGGAGAAACTTACTATTTCGAGCGTAAGCGGGAGGAAGCCAAGCCATGAGCGACCGCCAAATCCAGCAACAGCGCATCTTGGCCCGGCTCCTGCGCGGCCCGGCTACATCCTGGGAGCTTGGGCCTGAGCTTGGCATCTTGAGCTTGACGCGGCGCATATTCGAGCTGCGCAAGACGCACCAGATCACCAGCACGGAGCGGCGAGAGGGTGGTAAGCGGGTGGTGACGTACCGATTGGAGGATGCGGCGTGAGGAAGGAATTAGCTGGTAAGAAATTCGGGAGATTGTTAGTTCTTTGCTTTGTCAATATCGGGAGTAGACGTGCTCATTTTTTATGCAAGTGTGATTGTGGAAAGCTAAAAGTTATTTTGGGGCAGTGCTTAGGACTGAATACAGTGAGCTGTGGATGCTGGAAAAACTCTCTGGCAGCATCCCATGGCATTTCCAAGAGATTTAAAAAGGGATGCCTAGGAAAGCATCATCCAAACGGCCATCAATGGTCAAGGGAAGAAGCGCGAAAAGCTTTGGAGAAATGGAACAAAATACGAAAGGAGAATAAGGAATGGCAAGAATTAATATCAGCAAGAAGGAAGTTACGGGAACTAAATCGCATGCTCTGTCCATGGAGAGGGCAAAGAGGGAGAGAACGCCTCGCAGCTTGACGCTGATTCGCAATGGCCTGCGCACGTCGAATGATCTGGCCGCTGTGTTCGTCGCCGTGATGTGCGATGTAATTGAAAGTAGGCTGAGTACCAGCCAGGGCAATGCTGTGTCGAATGTTGGCGGAAAGCTACTCAAGACCAAAGACATGGAATTCCGCAATGGTAAAGTTGATCCCAAAACACAG